TGCTGCACCCGTTAATGAAGTTGGCTTATCAGTAGCAAGATGAGAAGCACCGAGGGCTTTTGAAAGAACATAATTCTTTTCAGTATCAACATAGATTGTTTCCGAAAAGGCTCTTGTTAATGCTTTTGTAAAATTAAGAGTTAAATGACTAGAACCTGTGCCTGAAGTAGAAGTGATTTCTCCAATATATCCAGAGGATGTGAAAATTTTATCTCCTTGCTGTGGAATCACTTCAAAGGAAGAAGCAGCAATACCTGTTGCTAAGGTTTCTGCTCCTAAAGAAATACTTAGATTGTTAGAAATAATACGAACTAATTTATTATAAGGACTGTTTGTAGAATAAATAATATCTTCGCTAAACAAAGTATTTAAATTTACAACAGGAGAAAGTAATTTGCTAAACTTATCTCTGCCTTGAATTTCCATAATAGTTTGTCCATTTTCTTTTCTGCTTTCAATATTTTCAACTTCACCGTTAAATCTCTCAATAAAAATTCTATATTGTCCTTTAGCAAAACTTAAAGCGTTAGAGGTATATGAATCATCATCAAAAGATAAAGTAATCATTCCTTTAACTGCATCACAAGCAGTAATTGTAGCAAATCTTTCATTATGATTTAATGATGTAAAAGAAACATACATCTTGCTAAATCTTCCATTCAGTAGTGATATATCAAGCATAAGTGTCCCATTTGTTGCGTTATATGTTCGCCGTTGAAGCACATCTCCGCTTGATGGACTGATGGCCTGTGCGGTAAAAACTCCTTCGCTCTCGGTTCTCACATAAGGGTCTGTGCCGTCATTCTCAACTGTGATAGTCTGCGTATTTCCCGACAGGAGGCCGAAGTCCTCAATGATGAAGATATTATCTCCTAATTTAATTTCATCTCCATCATTTAATACTTCTTCTAAATCATATTCTGTATCAAAAGTATAAATATTACCTGAATTAGAACTATAAGTAGCCTTAAGAGAAAAGAAACTATTTAATTCACCACGATGAATATTATGCCTTACCCTATAACTATAAAACTCTTTAATTTTACTAGGCATAATTCTTGCATTATCAATAATTAAAGTTTCCGCAAATCCTCCCTTTCCATCAATAGATTCAGTATTAGTGTGCTCAATCACATTATACAAAATATTTGATTTTGTAGGAGAATAATCATAATGTAAATATCTAGTAGGGCCAATATAATTAGGAGAATTAATTTCATCATCTAATATTCTGTTAGCATTAATATAAGTTTGGTTGAAAACAGTAGTGTCTGCAACACCTGTTCTGCCTTCATTTGAAGTATAATTGCTGGCTTGAAGAGAATCCAATTCTTCTAACTTATCTGTTAATGTAACTCTATGAGAAAATTTACTGTAATCAATAATTATATTACCAAAATCTTGAAGAGTCACAAATGTTTTTGATGGGTCTGTATTGTCCAAAGTATAAGAATTAGCAGTTCCACATTCTCTAACAGCATAATATTTTGTATTATGATTTAGTTCATTGGGTTTATCTAACCCGTCATAAAAATAAAAGTGTGGCCGAGCAACCACCATTCTTCTCGCTAATTCATCCACTAGGTCTGCTGAATCATCTTGAAGCATACCCAAAGAAATAGCAACAACATTTGTATTTTTAACCATTTCAAAAATAATGAATTTAGTATCTTTAGGGATTTCATTTCCTAATTTTGGTGTAAATTCAAAAGCATCTCCGTAGGCATCTTCTGTTTTCACTTCAGTAATTTTAGCAAAATGGTGTTGGAATGGACTATCTGAATACAATAAGACAAAATAATCATTTGTGTTTAGTTGTAATTCACTAGGATTAAATCTAATTCCTTCGCTAGTTAGCGAATTAAAGCATTTGATTCTAAATCCTTTAGTTGTGTTTAAATTAGAATATTCTGAAACAGTTCCTCCCCACCCTTGAATAGAAATAGATGGGTTTCCAATAGATGTAATTGCAGTATAAATTCTATCTCCATCTGAAAAATCAGCAGTAGTAGAAGTCAATTGAGGATTTGTTGGTGCATTAAAATCATCACCTTGAATACTTAAACTCATTCATCCACCTCCTCAAATCGCAAATATAAAACAGTATTGTTATAGTTCGGCATTAAGTTGTTAATAGCAGAAAATTCAGTTTTACGAATATTCATAATACTAAGTTCATGCAGTTCACCCATAAATTGATTATTAGTTGTGGCTGAATTAGCACCCGTTGTTCCACTACCATTTGCACCAATATAAAAATCTTCTGCTTCCATTGAGAATGAATCTGTTTGAGTATGAGTTCCACTTTTAACTTTTTTTCCGTTAAAAAAGATAAGTATTTCTTTATTTGTATTATCCCAAGAACAACCAATATGATAAGTGTTATTAATATAACTAGGTTCTTGAATGTGTTTTATATACAAAATATCACCACTATTAATACTAATAGGTGAATCAGCAGACAAAGTAATAACACTTCCTGTAAAAGAATCAATTGTTCCAATAGAAACAAATTCAGTATCTTGCCGAACAAATAGTTCAGCATTATCAAAAAGAGTTGAATAACCTGTGCTATAATTTACTGTTGTTCCCGAAGAACCACTTCCAGCAATTGAGTTTCTTCTATATAGCATCTTACCATCAGTATCAAAGCCCTGTAAATCAGCAGTTGTTTGATATTTGTATTGACTACCTTCATTTGGTAAAATAACTGTATTACTTGTAAAGTATTCCATCGGTGCAGTTCCTAATTTAATTCCTACTTTAATTTTATATCTTGCTGGATTATTTTCATTATGTAGAGTATCATTAACTAAACTAATTTGAAAATTAGTGCTATGAAAAATTCTCATCTCATGGTTAATACGATTCGCTCTCGGTAAATATAGTTCACTTTCGTGATTAGTATGAGTTGAAGCAGTATATATTGATTCTTCTAAAGCAGACATAATTTTTTTACTATTTGAAACAATTCCTATTCCATCAGTATGAGTTTCTTTAGTTAAATTACCTGTTTCGGGAATTACTATATCTCCGCTTGCACTATGAGTCCCATAGCCATTAATTTCATAAGGAGTTAATACACATTCAAAAGTAAAATTATCATCTAAGTCCCAAACACCGTAAGAAATACCTGTTCCTGAAGCAATATTATCTGAGTAGTCTAAAGTCAAAAAACCATTACACATAATCGGAAAAACAAGCGAGCGTTGTTTTCCTGTAAAAATGGAATATGTCATAATAATCAACCCAAAACAGTAGCGGCGGTGAAATCTAAAGTAAATTCAACTTCAAGAGTTTCTGCTGAAAAAGTAAATCCAAAAGAAGAAATAAATCCCTTGATGCCTTGATAGCCCGCAAAATCCGCATGACTGTCTGCTAAAGGAAATGCTAAAGGAAATACTACATTTCTATTATCTTTTTCTAAAGCATTTCCTCTCGCTCTAAAAGAAAAAGGAATATTTTCATTACTTGCTCTGTTTGAATAAGTCTCATCAACCCCTGAAGGCATAAGCAAAACTAATTCGTTAATTGCCTGATATGTAGCAAGACCTGTTGAATCAACACCCGAAGCAATTAATTGTGCAATTTCATGTGCAGTAAATTGTAATTCCACTTCTGTTCCTCCCGATTTTGTGTGGGTTCTTCGTATAACAGTATGTGGATAGCCCAAAATAGCCCCGCTAATGCTAATTCTTTTGTTAGACATTCCTAAATCTAAAGCAACAGTAGTTGATTCACCAGTCACTAAACCACTTAAAGGAACAGGCAAATTAGGAATTGATTTATCAACACTAATCTGTGCAGAACTAACCCGCAAAGGAATAGTATCAATTTGGCTACTATTTCCAGAATGAAACCCTAATTTTAAATATACATAATAATCTGTCATCTTAATCACCTAAATGTGCTGGAAGATGTGCTTCTGTTAATTTTAGCAGAAATGTCTTTTCCTATCATATCTGCTATTCTTCTCATTTCTGATTGTGAGGTGTCTTTTGCATTTATAGTAATATTGAAATTATTTACTACATTTTGTGTTTTTCCTTCACCCATAGCCTTAGAATCCTTATTGCTAAATACCGTTGCACCTTTCGGGAGATTAACTAATTCTGGCCCTTCTTCACCAACAACAGCCATTCCTCCTTGAGAAGTCCCTCCATCTGCAAAGAAATCTAAATCAAATATTTTTGATATTTTCTTCGCCATCCAGTTTCCAATATACCATAGGGCTACACCAATGGTTGCTACTAGCCAAACAGGTGCAGTTGTGAATAACATAACAATGACCCCTACCATTGCTAACAGAAGTCCTACATTCTTAAAGAACCCTTTCGCACTAGTAAAAGTTTCAGAAAAGAAATCTTTAACCTTGCCCCATAATTCCATAGAAAGTGTTCCGATAAAAGCAACTGCTAATGATAAAACAGTTAATCCAAAGGTAATAGCAACTCCTAATAAACCACCTGCTATTTTAACCAACCCCTCAATCAAAGTATCAAGACCACCATCACCAAAGAATGCACTAAGAACATCAATAACTCCCTCTTTGATAAGAGAAAATGAATCCATCATCCAACCGATAAACGGAAGGAAAGTTTTTACTATTCCAAATGCTTTCTCCAAAGCAGAAGAAACAACAGGCCAAGCCTTCTTAATAATCAAGAACATCGCAACAATAGCAAGACTGACATAAACCATGGAAACTCCCAATCCCCGAATAATCATACCTAAGAGTGGTCTCATCGTTTTAAAGAAATCACCGACCTTAAATAAAGTCCTAAAGAACTTATGCTTACCTAAAAGATTTTTAAGGCTTTCCATTCGCATTTGTTTAAATTCTTTCAACATTTCTCCTGCATTAGATTTTTCTTCTTCTTTGTCAGCAATAACTGATTTATTATCTTCAATAGATTGCTGGTCATTTTCATTTTCTTCCATTAGTGATTTTACTAACGCATCTCTATCAGACTCAGTTATTTCTCCCATAGCATATTGTTCTTCAATGATTTTAATTTGTTTTTCATTTAACTTGATTCGTTTTTCTGCTAACTTAATCTCTTTCTTTTTCTCTTTAATTACATCTTGAATCGCTTTCATTTCTAACTGGAAAGCAATAGCATTATTATTTTTAAGAAGTTCTTTTTTCTTTTCAGTTACATTACTGATTTCTTTCTCGTATTTTTGCATATTTTCATTAAGACGAATAATTTCTTCTGCATCACCAAATTCATTCGCTATTTCTTTTAGTTTTTCTGCTTCTTCACTTGCTTTGTTATATTTTTCTGTTAATTCTGCAATTGCACCTGTATCTCCAACTGCTTTAGCGAACTTCATATAAGATTCAATTTCATTAGCCTTTTCTAATTGTTTTTGATAATCATCGTAAGAAGAAATAACTTTTTGAATATTTTCGGCCTGAACTTCAAATGCCTTCTTTCCTTCTTCTAGGTTTTCAGGAACAAGTGAAAATTTATCCATTTCATTTTTTGCGGCCTCAAGAAGTTCTTTTTGGCTGTTTAAAATACCATTATAATTTTTAAATTCATTTATAGATTTACCAGTAATATCTGAAACTTTTTGCTCAGCCTCGGCTAATTCTCTTTTTGCTTTTAATAATTCGTTTGGGTCAAAATTAGAACTTAAATCCTGTTGTTGCTTTTTTAAATCTTTGATTTTTGATTCAAATTCTTTCACTTTATCAGTAGCCTTCGCTAAATCAGAATCAGTATTTAGTCCAAATTGAGAAGTTTTATTAACAATAGGAAGAATACCAGCAAAAGCATCTTTATATTCTTTGGCTGATTTTTTAAGACTATCAACTTGTTCTATAAATCTATCCTGTCCTTTTTTGTTTAATTTATTTATTTCATCCTTTGTTGAGGCTAAAATACCTTCAATGCTTTTCTTATAATCTTGGTTAATATCTGCTAATTGTTCTCTTGCTGTCTGTTCTTCCAAAAGAGTTTGGTTAAGTTCTGCATTTATCTTAAATTGTTCTCTTTTTTCAAGTCTAGTTAATCTTCCAGCAGAGATTTCTTTTTGATTTATAACTTCTAATTTATCCCTTAAATTTAGTGTTTTTTCTTCAAATGCTATTAATTCTGCTTCAACCTTTCCTAATTCTTTTCTAGTTTGCGATAAATCAGTAAGGGCCTTTTTTGCTGAATTAATCTGTTCAGTATATTTATCTACTTCTGCCCCGCTAGTAATTCCTTCTAAATTAAGAGAATCTATTTTGTCTTGTGCTTGGCTAATTAAAGTTTCTTGCCTCTTAATATACTTATTATCAATAAAATCTTCCATTTCAGGAGTGTTGAATTGAACAGGAAAATCATATGGCTTAAATTTAGAGCCTTTGAGCGTTTTCTCAATCGTTTTAATTTCTTTTTTGATGTTGGCTACTTCTTGCCTTTCATCTACATTTAACATCTGTGGAATTTTTAATCCGTCTTCTTTTGAAAATGGTAAAATATCCATAATTTTTCTAGCAGTATCTTTAAGACCTGCTTTTATTCTCTTATCTTCAACTGTCGGAGTTATGCGAAAGAATTTTTTAATTTTTCCAAATTTAGTTGTTTCTTTCTCAACTTCTTCCATACCTTCAAAGAATTTGTCAGTTTCAAATTTAATTTGAATTGGTTTTTTCGCAAATTCGGTCACTTTTTTCATTTGCTTAAATACATTTCCAAATATGTTGGGCGAACTTTCTTTTTCTAATTCTGCAATAATTTCTTTTATTTTTTCTAAATCCTTAATATCTTGAGGGTCAGTTGAGGCAATTAATTTTGGGTCAGCCGCTAATTTCTTGTATTTTTCTAATTCTTTATTTAAACCACTATGGTTATCTCTAGTTTTTCTGATAACACCGCCAAAGAATTGAAAAGAAGATGAAATTTTATTTACCATTCTAAACATTCCAGGCGGTAAAAACCCATACATAAACTTACGAGCCTTAGCCGCCTCAAACCCAAATAAA